AGACTGGGTTGGAACTGGTGGCAGCGGCGGTTCCGGAGGCCCAGGAGGTGCGGCTGGCGACGGCTGCGTTATCCTGTATTATTCCCAACCCAAGGAGGGCAGCTTGGGCGGTGCGTTCAGAGACAAAAACAATAAGCTGTTTTTGGACAAATTCGGCCGTCAACTGGTGGTGTGAGGTGAGAATATGTCATATTACACAAGCAAATACAGCGGCGAAGATATAGACACGCTGCTGGATAAGATCGCTGCGTCAAATGTATCACTGGCCGCAGCCAATGTCTCACTGTCCGAAAAGGTGCAGCAGCTTGAAACCCGCATTGCGGCGTTGGAGGGAGAGGCTACAGTGTGAATTATCCTGAAATTACTTTCGATAACTGGACGCTCTCCGCGTCATGTGACGTAATTGCACGGCAGTATGATAATAACTCCCGCGCCCTCTATGTTGTCGGTGAATTGCCGGAGGGATACGAGTGGGACATGCTGGTGTCCGTAGGGGACAACCTCAATATCATACGCCTGTCGCCAATGGATGAGGGCATTGGTGCTGTCCTGACAGACGACCAGCTTGCATTCGGCAACGTGGCTTACACCATGCAGCTTAGAGGGACACAAGGGGATGTTGTCCGGCACACGAACAAGATTTATCCATACATACCGGACAGCCTTTCAGGGGATGCACAGTGGCCGACGATTCCGTCTGAGTTCTCCGACTATGAAAAGCGGCTGGAAGAACTGAATGACCATCCCCCGATGCCGGGCGACAATGGATTTTGGCTGATCTGGAACACGGACACACATGAATACGAAGAATCCGACGTTCCGCTTCCGAGTGGTACAGGATCGGGAAATGTATCGTCCAAAGAAATCAACGTGATAAAGGTATTAGACCTTGCGGAATATGAGGAGCTTCCTGAAAAGGACGCAAGGACGCTGTACCTGATCAGGGGGTGAGGGGATGATAAGTGTCGGTGCTGATGCAATATCCCAATTGTTTATAAAGGATATGGGGATAAAAACCGCAGCAATTGGAAACGAAATCATTTATACCCGCCAGGGAGGATACTTTTACCTCGAGCTGAATGCGGATGAAAAGGAGAATGAATAAATGGCAAGTTATTTTAACTTAACCCTTGATACCACGGCTCCGTCTGGCCTGACGTTAAGTATTAATGACGGAGCGCTGTACGCAACCAGTACGGCGGTCAAGCTGACGATCGGCTTATCGGATGAAGTAACCACCGGCTACCAGATGAAGATTTGGGGCATTGACGGTGTGGATGGAGAAGCGTCGGCAAGCTGGGAAACCTTTGCAAAGACAAAGAGCGTCAACCTGACAGGCGGAGACGGTTTGAAAACCGTACATATCAAGGTGCGCGACGATGTAGGCAATGAAACCGAAGAAGTATCGGACGATATTACGCTGAATACTGCGGTTCCGGTTGTGACGATTACCGGTCCCGACAAAACGAAGATTTCCAAGGTTGAGGGCTTCAACAAGTCCAAGATCACCTTTACCTGTGATGTTGACTTCGCGGAATACAAGGTATGCGTTGTTCCGCAGACCAGTTCCACGCAGGATGCAGGTACGGTCATTCCCACGACTGCCGGTTCCATTAACACGAGCGGTTCCGAGGGCAGCTATCCTAAGACTACGCCCATCGAAGTCACTATTACCGGCACCGATCTTGAGACTGCATCCTCTGGCGACAGCGTGAAGATCGTCAAGGTGTTTGTTAAGACCGCCGCAGGCATTTGGAGTGTGGCCTGATGGCAGCGCCCCATTTGACATTCTCCATTACGGGGGAAAAGATTTCGGCGGTTTCGGGGTTTGACAAAGTAATTGTGGCTTTCCAGTCGGATATAGCCTATCAGGCTTTTGAGTGCCGCGCTACGAAAGTAGACGAAGCTTGGGGCAGAGGGAAAGGGGCGCTGATCGCGTCCTTTTCCCAGACCCCAGCTAATACGCAGCGGCAGTTTGATGTTTACGACGATTTCCTGCTGAAAGGCGATGGGGAATACCGGATTTCGCTTTATGCCCAAGGCGAGGACGGAAGCTGGAACGATAATTACTATTACATCCCGCAGGACAGTTCAATGTATATCTGCGCGGATGGGAAACCGTATCTTTGCATGAGGGAGTGATAACATGCCAACGACCGAAGGATATAACGGGACATTTACAGGACCACAGATCGATGAAGCGATCGCCAAAACAAAAAATACAATAACCGCATCAAACGGCGGCGAGCTGGACATGGCAGAAAGCCTTGGGGATGGTCCATATGTGATTGAGTTTACCGAAGAAACCTCGTCCGGCGGCTCGGGCGGCATGACGGAGGAGGAAGCGGACGCAAGGTACCTCAAGCTCGCGGGCGGTACAATGACGGGCGCGGTCGATATGGGTGGCAACGCTGTGACCAATCTGCCCGCGCCGGTAAATGACGGCGACGCGGCGAGGAAGGCTGATGTAGAAAACATACTGGGAAGCGTGTCAGTGCCGTCCGGCGTAATTGTAATGTGGAGCGGTGCGGCGGACAGTGTGCCGTCCGGCTGGGCCTTGTGTGACGGCACGAGCGGCACGCCTGATTTGCGCGGCCGGTTTGTCATCGGCGCGGGCGGCAGCTATGAGGTGGGCGATACCGGCGGCGTGGAAAAGGTCACATTGACTACAGCGCAGATGCCGAGCCATACGCATGGAATAATGCAGGCTACACAAACGGGAAGTCGAACTGGAGAAGGATTCGATTATAAAAGGGCATATTATGATTCTCCAGTTTACGAAAATACAACCGCCACAGGTTCGGGGCAAGCCCACGAAAACCGCCCGCCTTATTATGCATTGTGCTATATCATGAAACTGTGAGGAGGGGATAACTTGGCAATCAAAGTAAACGGCAAGCTGGTCGCCGGACTTGGCAAAAGTGCGTATGAGCAGGCGCGGGAGGGCGGCTATACCGGAACAGAGGAAGAGTTCATTTCCGCGTTGGCGAATATCGGCAGCAATCCAACAGCAGAGGGCTTGCCGGTGAATGACGTTCGCACCGGCACCGTGCGGGATGGCCAGAGTATCGCAGCGGGGGATGTGGTGAATGTTCAGGACGGAGAGGTCTACCGTGATGTTGTGGCGCAGAAGAATGTGGAGAACCGATTAAACACGGTTGTTATGACCGGTTCTGACCTATTCAAACTGAATGAAAGCTATAGTATTTTGATTGGCAATAGTTCAAGTAATCCTGCGGCATACCTGATAGACAACACAACAGGAAAGAGTATTTATGGTGTAAGTGCCTATTCATCTGCGGTTTTATCTGTTTCAGGCGCGCGGCTGGATGATTCGCATTTTGTGGTGCAGGCGCTAACACAAACGACCTTGTTTGCTAAAATAGGCACAGTAAATGGAACATCGATTTCGTTTGGAGAACAAACCAATATAATCTCTGCGGTTACTGGAAGCGCGCCGGTTGTTGCATTGGAGGCGGATCGCATAATGTCGATTTTTACATCCAGCAGCAAGTTGGGCATCGGAATATCGCTGGTGAACGGAACTACAATCACACAAAAACAGACTTATTATCTTCCTGGTAATGTTAACGCTGGCCACATCTCCGCAACCCGCATCCCCGACGACGACAGCGGAAACAAGCGCGTCTGCATTTGCTTTTCCGATACTGGCGACGGCAACAAGGGCAAGGCTGTTATTGTGACGATTGACAGCTCCAATGCGGTGACGTTTGGCGAGGTTGCGACGATTATAAATTCAACAGCGCATCATGTTCAGTGCACATACTCTAACGGGGTAATCTATGCTTTGTCTCAAACCACCCTATATGTATTTAATGAAGCCCTATCTGTTCTGGGTAATGCCGGCCTTTATGGTAGCGGCACAAGCGGTGCTGATACAGCATTGATTGGATTGCCGACCGGTGTTGTTGCAGTAAACGGTTCAACAAATTATAATGCTGTTTTTGCAACATGGAACGGAACATCAATCGAGCACGGAAGTCCATATAAGTTTAATATTGGAAACCCATCAAACTATGTCTCTGGAACACGAATTTCAGACAATGAAATTCTACTCGCTTATGCCGATACAGGCAACTCCAACTACGGCACCACCACCATCCTTGAAATCTCCGGCGACCAGATCGCAGGTTCGTTCCTGAACAACTCCAAAGACGCAATAGCCCTTGAATCCGGTGAGGGTGGCGAAACCATCAAACTCGGTTTTGGTGGGTACTGCGCATGTGAGGGCGTAACCGCAGGTCAGACGATCGATTCAGAGGGCATAACGGCGTATAGCCCGCTGGATGGGTGGCTGGAAATCAAAGACCCGTGGGCAAAGGGGTATGTTACGGGAGAGTATACGGGAAATAACGCTGCTGTTTTCAATATTGATTTAGGGTTTAAGCCTGTGGCAATTGTAATAGCTGATGTAAGTTATAATTTCACAATCTCTATGGTTTGCTTTCGGGGATGTTCAAAAATCAATTATATATATAAAGGTACATTAAAATCGGCTGGTATTATCTGGAATAATGCTGGTGTTTCATTGTCAGATGCTGCTGATATTAATCTCAATAATTACAAGTATCGCTATATCGCATGGAGGTGACCATATGCTCATTATCAACACGGAAACCAGACAGATGCGTACCCTCCACTACGGACAAGCACCGGACGGGTGGATTCCGGTCCCTGTCAGCCTTGAACCCTGCGCGCGTGCCTACTGCCCGTACTGCAAACTGGTGATCGAGGACGGCGCGCTGGTGGATATTACGCCGACCGCCCGACCTCCTGAACCGGAGCCGGAACCGACGCAGGAAGAACAGCTCCGCGCGGACGTGAATTTTATCGCGGCTATGACGGGGGTGGAGCTATGACAGTATTTGAAATGGCGCGGCATTATTACCCCAAGCTGTGGGACATTGGCCGGATAGACCAGCTTTACACGGCGGGGAAGCTCTCGAATGAAGAGTACGAACAGATTACGGGTAAGCAGTACGGGACGGGAAAATGGGAGGTATAACGTGGCTACTGAAACAACAAATCTGCACACTGAAAACAACTACATCCGCAAGTTTACGGG